GCACCAGCTGACTCGCCAGGTGGCGTGAAGTCGAATGCAGCATTGTCATCTGCACGAGCATCCAAAAATGTCTCGATAGTGTCGGCGTCAGTCTCTGACACCTCAAACGTCAGGTTGTAAACCTTGGGATTTTGATTCAGGCCAAAGCTCAGACGTTTTTCAAATCCGTCTCCAAAACGCACCGTTCTGACGTTTGGTGCGCTGCGCTTTTGAACGCCGTAGGTGGGTGTGATTGACGGGAAGGTAGCCATCAGCTTGCGAGGAGACCGCCAGGACGTTTTTGCTTGACCAGCTCAGCTTGCACTGCAGCGCCAAGCATCCTGCCAAGTTGTGCTGCTTGATCAGAGTTGCCTTCGACAGACGAACCAGAAGCATCCACGTTTACCGTCACATTAGCGCTGCCCATTGCGTTGTTTGGAACGATATTGCCCTGCGCTCCAGGAACAAACAACTCAGGACCACGTTCGCCAACCATGTAAGGCCGACCTGCTCCAACCGCTCCACCAAGCGCCTTGCCAGGCAAAGGCGGCAAAGGAGGAATGGGCAGCTTGTCATGCGTTGGATGCCCTGGAAAAGGATTTGCACTTCCTGAAACAGGAATCCCCGTGCTGGGGAAGAAGCTCATAAACAGGTTCACTGCCTGCATCTTGATCTGAGCTGCAATCATCTTTGCAGCCATATCAAGGAAATGATCTGCTGTGCGCTGGAACAGGTTGGCCAACGCTTCACGGGCGCTCATGCTGCCGTCCACAATGCCCTTAAACGACTCGCTAAAAGCACTGCCAAGCGTTTCGGCAAGTGCAATTACTTGATTTGCCGGATTTAACAAGTCATTTAGCTGTTCCTGAAGCTTTGTTAGATACGCCTCTAGGTTTTCACGATCGGTCTTAGGTGCCAGTGCTTCGTTAATTGCACCTTCAGCGCCCTCTTTCTTGCCCTCAAGACCCGCAATCTTGCGCTCAATTTCCTCTAGTGCCGCTATCTGGCCCTTCAAAGCTTCTTCTGTTGCACCCTCTGCTCTAGCTTTTTCAATAGATGCCTTAAGACTTAGAACCTCAACATCAAGTCTTTCAATCAGCTTGTCGTAGGTTCGATCCAGCTGCCGCAGTTGTTTTTGAAGCTCAATAGCCTGCTTGGCTGCAGCAGGTGTGCTGCCTTGCTGGATTAAACGTGCATACTCTTTTTCGAAGGCAATTTTATCTTTGTTTTTGTTAATAATATCGTCTAGCTGACTGTCGGCTTTGTTAAATGCCCTGGTTGTGCTTACTATTTCTCGATCAACCGCGTCAATTCTTCGCTGAATAGCTCTTTGCTCTTTCTTGCTTAGTCGGTCTGCTTTTTCGGTTGCAGCCTCTAACAGACTGTTTCTTCTATTGGTCAACTGCAAAAGCTGTTCATCTCTTTCTAGCTCGATTAGCTTTTGGTCGGCACCTTCTTGCTGGGACTTTCTTATAGCCTCTTGGAAGATATTTGCTTTTTCTAACCTAAATACTCGTTCATCCGTTAAATCGCCATCTAGCTTGGCTATAGCCAAGTTATTTTTAGCAATCGTATGCTCAGCGGAGCCTATACGTGCTCTGTCTACTGCTGCCTCTAGGGCAGCTTCTTCTTCTTTGCGAAGCTCTCTTTGCAGCTCTACCATCTGATTTTCTATAACTGCCCGTTCCCTGCCAGAAACAACATCCTCAAAAACATTTACATTTGCAAGCTGCCCTTGCAGCACTGCCATCTTGGGATCTTTAGATGCCTTTGCTGCAGTTAAATCGGCTTCAAATTGCAAAGCCTCAGCTATTCTTTGCGTAATACCTCCAGTTAATCGTGCAACTTCGGCCAGAACTTGTGTGGTTACTTGCGCCAGAGCATTTCCAAAACTTGTTGAAGCCTCTCCAAGATTTTTAAGAGCTTCAACACCCTCGTCGCCAACAACTAAAGAAAGTTGACTTGTTGCAGCTTCAAGCGCTGCTTGCTCGCCTGCCAATTCGCGCAAAGCATCAATAGAATCTTTCGCAGGAGATCCAACCAGTCCTAACGCTTCAACGAGCGCATCTACGTCTGCCGTAGCAGGATTCAAAGCCTTGCCTAATTCACTAGCTCTGGTTGCTAACTGATCAATAAGAGAGCCTATCTGCGTTCCAACCAAAGACAAGCCAAATCCAAACTCGCCACCGAGCATTCCACCGCCAAAGCCACCTGCAGCACCGCCAAAAGCAGCACCTAAACCTTGCCCAAACAGCAGTGGGAAGGCACCACCAATTAACGCACTACCTCCTGCACGTTGCAGCCTTTTGGCGCGTTCAGCCGCCGCTAAAGCCGCAGGGCTACCCGGGATACCTACCGCTCCACCAATCGGGCTGGTTTGACCCGTAAGCCTTACGGCTTCGCCTGCTGCTTTCTTTCTTGCTTTATCAACCTCTGCTATTGCAGACAGCTCTGCATTTTTTCTTAATCCAAGATCTTCCATAAACTTTGCCCCTTGTTTATCGCTAAGTTCTATCATTTTCTTGAAAATACTATCCTGAAGCTCGTTTTCAATTCTGTACTGTTCTATAATGTTATCTATTTCCGCGTTTCTAATTTTGCGATCAAGATCTAGTTTGATCTGACCAATTTCAAGAACATATTTGCGCCTTGCGTCTGCAATTTTTACTTCTGCAGCGGTTTCCATCATCACCATACGAGCAACCGCTTTTTGCCGCCCTTTAACCGGATCAAAGCCTGGAGCAGGCTTTGGACCAAACGGCGTGTCTGACACCGTTTTGCCTTCAAGGCGTACAGCTCGAAGCAAGTTTTGCTGCTCTTTTAGTGCAGCATTTACTTGATTTTGGGCATCAATGTAATCTCTAGCCGCTTCAGTTGCTGCCTTTGTGTCTAGCGCAGCATTGTTTAAATTTTTCCCTGCATCGCTTAACGCTTTATTGAAATTTCTTACAGAATTTACTACGGTTGTGCCAGTAATATCGGCAAAATTTTCAATAAGGTTATTTAATTGATCAACTTTTAGCCCTGTTTCTTTTATCTTGCCAGAAAGCTGGGTAATGGCCTGGGTGTTTTTGACCGCAACCGCGATATTTACGCCGTAGTCAGCCACAAGCCCGCACCAAAGACCTATTGACCTACTTTACCTCCTGCCAACACTTTGCGCTCCTTGGCGCATCTTGGCTTGGTCCCTAGCCTTTTCTTCCTGCTCGTTCTTTAACTCGTAAAAAGCCGCCCAACCAACCAGCTCTTCCTGCGTCAAACAGCGAGAGAGCTGAGCAACGGTTGTGCCCAGCTCCTTCGCAAGAAAAAAGATGAAAAACCAGTCGCTATTAGCTTTTCAAGTCCGCTTTCGCTTCCTCCACCTTGTTCTCCGCTCCAGAGTTCAGCATCGCCAGTTGGATGTCTTGCAGGATTGAAGCGTCTACAGCGTTTCGCAGCTGAGCCTTTTCGCCATCTTGGAACAGACGCTTGCCGTCAGCATCTAAAGCTTTTTCAATCATCATGCCCAAAGCAAAATCGGCAGCATCGTCAGAGCTGGATTTTTTCTGGATCGACTCACGCTCAGCAATCGTCAAAGGATGCCAATAGACCTCAAGCACCACGTCATCGCCATCCTTGACCTCATGCTTGTAAAGCTGGCTAACGCCAAACTTATTGCGAAGCAGCTCAGTGGCACGCATAAAACATTGTCGTTTCAACTAATATACTATACAACTGCCGTAAACTGGCAAGAAATAATTCCTAGGAAATGAGGACGATCTTCAAGTTCAACAGGAACCGGACCAGTAACGTCCATAACTCTTGGGGAAACACTAAAGCTGTCAACATAACCATTTGCGTTGACTGAAGTAAGACCATCAATCACCGACTCGCTTACAGCTGAAAGCGCTGCCGTACCAGCGGACTTAGGGACGTACACGTTGCATTGCACAACACCGCTGTAGTAGTCGGAAGCTGCACCTTGATTTTGCAGCGTTGACTGGTTAAAAGTTACTCGCATCGCAACGTATTTTTTGGTCTTACCTGGAGTGGTAAACCGAACGTTGTCATAGACCATCGACACCGTATTGTCTGCGGCCACTACTGCGTCAGTTACCGCTTTTTCAAAAGCAGCTCGGGCGTTTACAAGTGTCATCAGTTAGATCCCTCCAAAATAGGATTGCCCTGATAGTCAGCAGCCATTTTGCCACCCATCTGAGTCTGCGGAGCAAATGACACACCTGCGTAAATGCTGCCCAAACGGGGTTTTTCTTGAAAAGCATTATCAACAATTTTTTTCATGTCTTGTATAAAAGCAAGAGGGCGTCCATCCTCTAACGCATACTGCGCGTAGGCAACTTGGTTTCCAATATAAACAGGGCCTTTTTTGTAATTAAAATCAGGAACCTTAAACCTCCTTTTGATTAGGCTCATATCCCCTTGAGGCATTGGCCCCCATTGAGTAGTCTTACCCGCACTGTTTGTAGTTTTTGTTTCGTAAGCGTCCCGCCATGGGCGCTTAGTTCGTCTAAACCGATCGCTATCTTTTATCGATTCTCTTTCAATCGGCCTGTTTTGCCTGGCCTTCCAGCTAGACGCAAAAAGCCCCGTATAGACAGGGCTGTGGGTGGGGGTTGAAAGCCCAGCTACAGCAGTTTGAATTAAGTTGTTGAAAGATCTGTCAAAATAGGCTTCATAGTCATTATCAAAATCATCTAAGTTGTGATTTTTTGATTTAGCCATCAGAACACCACCTCCAAAATAAACAGATACTCTTGATCACCCTTATAGGTGCGGATGTCCGTGATCTGAGCAACGCGATTGGATCCTGCATACTTCAGCGTTACCGTGTCTTCAAACGTTGGCTGGTTGTCTCCGATTAAATCAGGTGTGACATACAGCTTGGCCGTACGCTTTTCAGCCTCAGTCTCCTCTTCAGAACGCACAAACTCAACTGGTACGTCAAACGAATAAGCCGTATCCGTTGTCGTCAACGCTCCAGTGCTGGTGTTGTACGTCGGAGATGCCTTGCGGGTGTACGTGATCGTGTGGTCAAACGACTTGCCTAGATCGGCAACAACCGACTTAGCAACGCTCTTGAACAGACTGTCGAGTGCGCCTGCCATCTCAACCCCTCACAGCGCGGACAGAATACGAGCCACTGC